GGGCAACATTCGGCTCCGCGGCATCCAGAGGTGGATGCACGGCTCCGAGCAACATTTCGTTGTTTGGGCCGACGCGTTGAGCAGAAGAACGTTTCTTGTACTCTAAGCGGCTGTCGATAGTCGGTGCACACAGTGTGTCACTGTCGAACTTTACAGTTCGCCGATGAAGGCGCGGATGCAGGCTTGGTTATCTCACGGTAATCATGTCTTCGTCCTCGTTATTGTCACTCGAGTACGCTAACACGTTATCTGGTGTGGATGTAGCATCTTGCATTTGCGCTGTGGCCAGGTCCCCTGGGGGAGGAGAGTTAACCACTTCTTCTTCGGGGGCGCCGACTTGGCCCGGTGTGGATGTTTCAAGTTGTCGCAATTCATTTTCAAGTACGAGGAGAGCAGCGCCGTGCGCACCTTGGTGTCGCAACGGTGTGTCTTCGGGGGGTAGTCCTCGGGCAACACGCTTCCGATTGATCCTTTGTTGGATTTGGTCGGCGAGTCGTCTTGTCCTGGGCTGTTCCCTCCGGGACCGCATTTCTCTCTTCGCACTCTTGATTGTCTGAACAAGCTCCTGTTTCCGTTGCGTACGTTTGCGCGCGGTGGAGGCATTTCCACGCACCTTCTGTGTATGCTTTGTGTCGTTACAGCCCCCCAACGGGTGGGAGGACGACGTATGGCTCAGAAGGGTAGTGGTACCGTCTCGGCGGGAAGTAGAAGATAGAGTTCCTTCGGCATGTTCTTGAGTTTGCTGACGTTGGTCAGAACTCTCCATGGGCGAAAATCGGGTAGGGGTGTATCCCTGATTCCCACCGGGAGGAACCCCCCCTTCTACTCCTACGGGAGCGGGTGAGGCGTTCGGTAGTGGAGCAGAGCTCTCAGTCGCGCTTTCGTCCAAACGATCTTGGCTCGGAGTCACCACTTGGTTAGGTGGTGACTCGTGGGAGCCAAGTGTCTGTTGGGCCTCAGCGGGAGGTGAGTACTCTTCACTATCGGACTTTGTCTCATCTCTTCCTAAGGATGAGTCTTGTTCAGTTGCGATGGCTATTGGAGCATCCGGGGTGCTGGTAGTTATTCCCTCCTCTTCGTCTTCGGACGGACGGGAGTGGGTGAAGCCAGTTGCCTCACTTGCACGTAGTTCTTTCCGCACCAGTTGAATCATGACGTCAGGAGTTCCCGTGTAGTACAGTACGCTGTCTATACCACGCAGGTCTACCCGCCTGTCAGAAAGGGAAGCATCAAGTTGTACTGCTTTGTGGGGGTCAATGGGTTTGACCGACTTCCACCTGGTAGCATAGCTATCGATGATCCTCCTGATACGTCTCGCTATTTCGCCTACAGTCGCTGCCTTCCGGGTGTCAAGTTTACTTGACTCCGGGTCGAGGGAGTAGAACGACAATGTGCGTGCCACGACCGTTCCAACTGCATCATGCAGAAAGACCGGTTCGTAGGAACCATGTCGTTGTTCATCAACCTCGGCGGCAGGGAGCTGCTCGGGTAGATTGCAAGTCATTTCTACCTGCCTGTCCAGGATTTTCCGTAAGTTCTTGGGCGCGGCACTGACCACAAATGTGGACAGCAGCTTCTTTTGCTGTGCGCGCGCGTTCGCGTGTTCGCTCAGTATTGAAGCAGCAGCCTTTCTGAAGTGAGACGGGGCGCTTGGTACTCCAGGCACACCCCATCCACCCAGCGACTGTGGCCAGCACATCGGTATTCCGGACTTCCGCCAGCGGGAAAAGGTAGTAGCGTGCACTTGTTCACCTACCCTTATTACCGCCTTCTTCCGCCACGGTTCCGACGAGAGCTTCACAGCTTCTTGAAGGACCGATGGTAGAGAAAGGTAGGCAGGAACGCCTTCAGCAACACCCCTTCTTCCGTGCGCTTTTGCAGAGCAGAGCGCGCTGAGGAGGGGACGTTCAACGAGTGAGAGCTTTCGGACCAGCTTCCGCTGTTCTTGGTTTGGATGGAATGCGTGAGCAATCCATTCGAACAGCGTACTGAGCACCGGAGCCTGATCGGCTTCGTGTGCACGGTACTCCTGTGGGACCTCTTTTGATCCTAGCAGGAATAGCTTCTCGAGGAATATGCCGCCCACAGGGCTTGTGAAAGTCTTGTGACGGTTAACCTTGAGACCTAAGTCCGTTATGTTCTTCTCGTAGAGTTGCCGGTGCCTGGTCGTCCAGGCACCAATGAAGTCGTCACCACCTACGGCGAAAGGCCGATGTGTGCCAGCACTTCTCCATGCTGTGGAAGTCATCTTACGTCCCTCTGCCGCCTCGCGCGCATTGAACGTCTGTGTGGCTTTCGCACCGCAGAACTCGTTGATCCAGGACAGTATCGGCCATGTTAGGGGGAGTCCCATGAGGATTCCCGTTGATGTGGTCGAACCTTCGTATTCGTGAATGCAGTCGGGCAAGTTCTCGAGCCGTTGAGGCCCGAGACACGCTTTCCCGTATTGCACGAACGAGGGAGGTATAACTGTTCCAGCTCCGCCACAGACCCCTTGCCACACAGCGTCAGCGACGCGGTGGGGGATCCAGTCTGAGGCAGCTGAGAGATCGGTCGAAGTAATTTCGAAGTCTTTCTCATGGATCCAACGATGACAGCCTTGCCTGACGCCGCGGGGAATCCCGACGGCTCCAGTCAACATGTAGGAGTGAACTGGCGTGCGCTTCAAAAGTTTCAGGAGAAACTTGTTGATTCTCTGTCCTGCAGCCACGGCGGCTGCAGGCGAGATGGAGGCAATGCGTATTTTCTGACCCCTCTCCGGGAGTCCGAGAGGACGAGTGGATAACGGGCCTTTGGCCAGTAGTTCATCCATATCCTTCTCGATTAGGTAGGTCACGACCTGCTCTAATAGAATACGACGTACATGCCGAGGAGCAGCAGGCGGGATGGTCGGCTCTGTAGCTGGCCTGTCCAAACCCGTCGATGTGTTGGCGGCCAGCCATGCGGCGGCCCCAGCAGGGGGAGAACCCAGGAATTGTCCTGAAGGTAGTGACTCTGTCACTGTCTCACAGGCCCTTGGGTGCTCCGGCGGGGTAACCGCCGGGATCGAAAAGGATCCCCCCTTCATCTTTGCTGCTCGCTCAAGGTAGTACGTGTACACACCGCCTTTTGCGCGCGACTTCTCGAGGGAAGCAGAATTGTTTAATCCGACTGGACCGAGCTGGAGGTATTCCTCTGATGTTAGACTTTCCCAAGTCGCATCGCTCGTGTCCTTTTGCAGGAGTCTCTGAACTTTCGTTTCGACAAATGTTCGGAGTTCGTCCAGCAGGGACTCTGGTACATCGTGGGGCGGCGCTGTTAAGCGCTTAGCCCAGTCGTTAAGTTCGATTTCCTCCAACTTCATGTCCATTGGAGGGGGGGGGATCGAACGTCCGACGTTCGCGAATGTCCAGGCGTTCTTTCTGGTCCACTCGGAGACGAGTGTTCCTTTGATGAACGAACGGAGGCGGGGCGCGAACCCTACCTTCTTCTGCCTTTCCGCTGCGCCCACCGCGTGGGCTTGAGCTTCGGTGGCCCATTGCTTGACGCACTTTCCAAGTGCCGAGGGCCCTTGGCGCACGCCGGTGAGTAGCATGAACTCTTGGAGACGCAACAGACTCTCCCAGGCCGTCCGCTGATGCGGGTTGCCTGAGAAGGTCTCCTTTGCGAAACCATTGTGAAGCTGCTTGAAGCTCAGAGTGAGCGCAGCAACGAGAACTAACCAAATGCGAGACACATGATTCAAATCTTCATCTATTGTCATGTCAGGGCTAATTAATGTCCTGACGCTCTTCGGTATTGGCTGAGTAGTATGAGGGCGGAAACCGCCTTCGTGCCTTAGTTGGTGCCGATAGAGTTTGACAAACTGCGAGAGATTCCATGGGATGTGTATCACTTTTGATCCATGTCCGCTCGGTTGACCTTTCGCTGGCGCTTCTTGGACCGACTTGTTCGATCCAGTGCGCGCTCGTCTTGAACGCCGTTTTCTCCGTGAGGAGGAGGCGGCGCCAGGATTGGCCGTACCGTTGCTTGCACGATTAACACTGTTCTGTGTCTCCCCTTGGGGGGGCACCGGGATGGTGGAGGTTGTGTGTGCATGAGAAGCGTCAGCGCCCGTTAACTGAGGTGGGTGACCTCCGTTGTGAGCGCTTGCGTTCATAACCC